CGACGAGCCTTTGTAAGAAGGTCATTCTGTACGAGGCTGGGGAATGGCGAACTCTGTACTATGTTGGCGGGGTTCCCTAATACCTCTGCCGCCAACTCCTGTCCTAGCTCCTTGGCATCATTCCCTTTGGCATTCTGTGTGACTTGACGTGCGCCGATGTCGAGAATCGAAAGGAGTATAGCATGTTGCTGTTTTGCCTTGGCTGCGGGCAGGGTGAAGGGCCCACCAGCAGCCGCCGAGCGTTCGATTCTTTGTGTGGGGAGAATCTCATTGGGGTCTTCAAACAGGAGGGTCTGGCCTCCGGGCAATAGGAAGGAGCCTCGCTTGCGGAACTTCTCTTGGTCTTCAGGCGAAAGGTTCTTGACTTGCTCTGCTGTAAAGACCTGACCACCGGAGTTCTTGATGAACTGACCAGTCGCAGCTAGCACCTCCGCATCATGTTTCTCTGGCGCGTTGCTAATGCGCTGGAGCTGCTCGATGTTCTGCAAGAACGAAGCAACCTTCTGGCGGTCTTCCGCGCTCTCCAAAACATCCACGCGCCGCCCAGCTAGCTCAGTCTCGGCCTGGCTGGCTCGGATGCGCTCTGTTTGTAGTTCTTCCTGCTGTTGGCGTTGCCGCTGTTGGAGCTTAAATTGGAAGGGAGCGCCAACTCCGGCTGCTAGTGCAGCTCCAGGGGAACGAGCACCTGCGCCAGCACCTAGACCTAGCAAGCCTGCCAGCAGAACGTTGGCTAGTAGCCCTCGTTCGGGCAGTAGCTTGCCCCCGAAGCCACCACCCTGACGCTGTTGGTTAGCGACACCAAGGACAGGAAAGTCAGGCTTATTGAGAGTTTCGGCCCCTTGCAAGGGGACTTGGGCGAGAGGGAATTGGTCGGGCATATTAGGACTCCATAAAGAAACTAAGGGTACTGGTCTCTGCGGTTGCGTCGCCGGGTAGGGCTTGGCGGAGGAATTTCACTAGGAAGCCTGCCATAGTGGGTGGGAATTGGTAAGCGCCCATAAGGTCAAGTAGTGTGCTGTCACCAGTGAGATGATAGCGAGACTTACCCATAGCTTTGATTTTGAGGTCAAACAGAAGCGCCTGATAACCGTCAATGTGACTATCGAACACACGAACCCCACTGTCAGTGCGCGGGTGGCGAACTGACCATGCTTTGAGCAAGCCCGGATTACGTGTCTGATATGCTTCACTGTCTGGACTCTGGTAGCCCGTATACTTCGCTATGGCGTCTGCTAGTGCTTCTAGTCGGCGCATATTCTACCTTCGTAGAGTGTCAAATATCTGACGGAGCATGATGTGGGCTAGGAAGGACTGGTGAATCATTGCCGCCCACTCCCGTCCTTCACTCTGGTAGATGGCCGCGAATTGAGGATGTAGGTGGAGACGGGTCTGGATGTACCGTGCGGTATAACTATCGTAGAGGGTATAGGCTACCCAACAGGCAATGATGGCTGCCGACCCAACCCCAGCACCAGCACTAATGAGTGAGTTCAAGACACCACCACTAGGGTCACCAACGAAGCCGCTTAGTCCGCCAATAGCCTGACCAGAGAAGGCTGCTGGATTGAGGAGAGCAGCATTGCCTTGCAAGATCGAACCGGCATTGAAGATACTCGCTAGTCTCCGCTCGCCGCCTGCTATACTGATTTGGCGTTGGGCTCCGGCCAGAGACTCTGCCTCTGCGGCTTCTACCCCACCCAGCAAGGCGATGGTAGCTCCGCCTGGTAGTTGACGGCCACCTAGGATGGCGGCGCGTGACTGTATCTGTTGACGAGCTACATCGAAGCGACCTGTGGTTTCCTCAAAGGCTTGGGTGCGGAGGGCAGCCTCTTCGCCCGGCAAGAAGCCCGTGAAAGATGGGTCGAAGACGAACGAGAGCTTCTGCCTAAGAAAGCCTAGCAACTCAGTCTGGCCTGCGAGCTGCTGCTGCATGATGCCAAAGAGCTGCTTAGAGAGGGCTTCGAGTGCTTTGCGTGCTGATTTTCCCATAGTTAATCCTTATAGTGGAGCAGGCTTGAAGTTGTGGCTGAGAATGCCATTGGCCCAATAGAGGTGGCCCTTCGGCATAATCACTTGCCACTTTGTTCCGCTCTCTTCGATATAATCTTTCGCCACTACTCTTATTAGCCCCGCGTCGGTAATCAATTCCTCACCAACCATGACCGTAGTGAGACTGACTTTGCCCTGGTCAGTATAGACTGGATGGTTCCTCGTCGCCTGTAGCTGAGCGCCGTTCGCCAACCTAACTCTTATCCAGTAGTTCTCTGAGAGTTCCTTACGTTCAAACGGCATGTCATCTAGAGTGTCTATGGTTGTGCCAACCAACACACAACCGCCCTCGTCTCCTCCGGCGCCACCACCCCCGCCACTCGTATCACCACCCCCATCCGCTGGAGTGGTCACTGCGCCAAGGTAGATGCGACCGGCTGCTGCAAAGAGCTGAGTATTGTCCGTCGTTACGAACAGGCACGTGTCTGGCTTTCCATCTCTATCTATGTCGTCAAGATAGACTGCATAGGTGGTCTCGAAGGCAAGATTCCCAATGGTTGCCTCCGCATACGTGACCCTTGGTATATCAGGCCAATGGACGACGAATGAAGCGATTGCTATTTGAGCCACTGAACCCGCATCACTACCAGTCAACACATCCACGGGCTCTATGTAATAGGAGCGGTCTGCAACCACCGTGGTTACTACGGCATCTAGGACTTGCTGAAAGTTGGAGGTCGGAAACTCGCCCCGCCCGTCCGGTGTCGAGAATCCTCCTACCTCTGCAAGCTCTCGTACTCTAGTCAGCTCCCTCACTACTTAACCACCAGTGTTAGAGAGTAGAGTTCTGTGCCATTGTCTTCGGCAGGCAGAGCCAGTTGCACTTGGAGGTGTCGTGCCATCTCACGGATGTAGTAGCGGACTGAGCGGGCAGTCTCTGACGAGCCTAGCTCAGGCGGGTCATCCTCCTTACTTAGTATAAGTTTGTACTCCAGTCCCACCTCATTGAGTCGCCTGCCTACTGAATAGTCAGTATTGCCTGAACTCCTTTCTAGGATGATTGCTTCGACTGTACGTAGAGCAGCTGGTGGCGCAATGACGAACGAGCCAAAGCTCATGTTCATGGCGTAGGCCGTGCCGTCGTCTGTAAAAGTTGTAGTGTCACGTTTCAAGATGGTAGTTGTTCTCCCTAGCAAGAGGTCAAAATTCCCCGCCGATGTTTCAACTGAACCTAGAGTTTTAAGACCTCCTATGACGTTGGCGCGTGGGCTCCATACTTCGTCCACTAAAGCCATCTTATAGAAGAAGCTATTACCGTCACTCACATAGAGGTTGTTGTCGGTCGCCTCGTCTCGATGCAGTGTGAGTTCAACTGAAGACGGCGCGATGGCTGCGAGGCGGTCGGCTATAGGGAAGCCAATCTCGCGTATCTCTTCCGGCGCGATAGACAGTAGTTCGCGCTCGGACGTGAAGATGAAGGCGCGGTCTTCTGTCCCTGTGATAGCACGATTACTGTTGATGCCAAGCCGTTTCTGCCAGGGCATAGCGAAGAAAGATGTCTGGTCAATGCCGCGAATCACAAACAGGGCGCTCTCTGTAAAGACTAGAAGACCGATGGAAAATGGGAATAGAGCTGTCACCTTGCCTGGGAAGTTGAAGAAGTTGAGAGCCGACCATGCTTCCTCCGGCACTCCATTGAGTATCTCTCCACCTCCACTGTAGTAGACGATATTGTCTACGGAGCCCCACATCCGCCCACTGTGGAATACCACATTGTTGATGGCATCCGTGGGAGGGTCATTGAGTCCTGCCAGGGGAGCCTTCAGTGTGCCAAGAGCTGTATCTTCTATCTCGTCCTCGAAATCCCAAGTGCCACTGCCAGGATTAGCAACTGTCCCTAACTTGAAGAATACCCCGCCACCATCTGCATTGCGGTAAACCTCGATGAAATCCACCTGACCATCAGAGCTGAAGTTGCCAGTCACAGTAATCTTCTTGCTAGAGAACGGGTTGGTGCAAGCCGACGCAGTGGATGCTGTGCTGATGTGGCCTGTGCTAGTGTTCTTGTAGACGAAGCGATATTCATAACCTCGTGCTGCTGTTAGTGACCCGCCAGACTGAGCTGTAGTCGGCGTGTCAGTCGGAGCCACGATGCCCCAGCGAGTCTGATTCGTCCCATCCCACTTCTGCTCTTCGCCCGCCTTGCCATTGGCAAAGTAGAGCATGCTGCCCACTGGAGCGAAGGAGAAAGGCGTGCTAGTGGTGGACGGTGTATAGAAAGTGGTGATAGTGTTTGCGGCTACAGCAATCGACCTGAGAGCAGAGGTTGCGTCCACTACCGGCAAGAGCGTGTCATCCAACTGGCGGAATGAGAAGAACCTTTGTGCAGATTCTCCGCTAGCCAGTGCCTGGTC